GAGGGTGTATTCCAAAAGAATTATAAGTGGTTTGTAAGAAAGTTTGTAGGACAGGCAGGACAAAGCAAAGTTTATAACGTCGATGATTTCACCAATGGTTACATCTTCGCCTGATACGATAACCCCCCACTCACACTTTTCTTTTCAAACAATGTTTCAACTCCAAATCAAATACAACAAAATTGGTAACTGGGAAAACACAGTCTTCCTCCCTATGACTCAAATGAAAGCATTAGATATCATGGCAATGCATAATAAACTATGGAGTAAAGAGCACTGCTATCGTATTACCCCAGTCAGCATGGTATAATAATTAGTAACGCCCTTCATTAACAACAATGTCTGATCTTTCACCCAGTCTCGAAAACAAAATTCAACACGAGACTTACGGTTTATTTCCACTCCCTGTCACTAAATTCACTAACACTGATCATAACAAACATAAAGAAGATATCCTTAAGTGGATGTCACAACAAGATCTAAAAGAAAAGCATGGGAGAGAAGCAATCTGCCATAACATTACACAGGTAGGTGATAACAACGAATGCTTAACCGCTCTCCCCTGGATCGCTGAAACTCTCATCCAAGCAGTTAATCAACACAACACAAACGCTCACCTATTTAATACTAACTTCGCTATCCAAGACTCTTACTTAGAGATCGCAGATACACAAGCAATCTATGCACCACACGAACACTCTAATTGTTTATTCTCACTCACCTACTTCATTAACTTTAACCCAGACCAACATTGCCCCCTTAAGTGGAGACGTAACGTTGCCTCTAATTTCTATCCTGTCATGCAATTTGATTCAAAAGGTTTCACACCTTATAACATGACAGAAGCAACATTCAATATCTCAGAAGGTGATATCATCATTCATCCCTCAAACATTACTCATGGATTTGATGCTAACCCCACAGGCAATAGAATTACACTCACTGCACAAATCGTCCCCATTGCTTAATAACTACCATATTCCACAGTTATTAACAAGTTTTCCACAACTTTGCGCGTTTCTGTGGAATAAATTAAATATCTAATTAAATATACTTTTGCGATCTAAATGCCCTTATAAATATGCAGACTTATAGTCACCTCGGACTGTAACACATAAGGGCAAGGATTACAACAGTTGACAGATCCTCAAAGATCCTCTACAATTCACACATAGTCAACACACTTTCATGGGACGGACTTACAAACGAAACGACCTCCACAACTCTCGTAGACCGAAAAGTATCAGAGAGAAACGTCAATTTAATGGTAGTAAAAAACCTACCAATTATGACAGTTATTCTGATGACTATTCCACTCGCTACGATAACAACAACACCAAGGAGGATTACAACCGTGAATGACATTGACAACGATTGGATTGATGACATACTCGCTGAGGATTCACCTGAGTATGATGACTTAACTGAAGACACACTATCCGACACCTACTCTGGAGAATACGAATGAAGACTATTCAACTCGCCACACATCCCCCAGTTAATATCAAGATCTGGGAGAAGAGTAGGAAATACTTTTGGGCATACGATTACGATGGTTGTCCTAAGTATGGTCCATTCAAATCACAGCACCAAGCACACAACGATGCTGTATCATTCTCTGAAGCATGAGTGACACCTATGGCAGTAAGATCGCCTCTATTCCTATTAGTTTAGAGGTGCTCCTTGATCTATACGATGAGGGACAATTGCCACCAGATGAGCAAATCAAACTAGCACAGAGTTTAATAGACTTAGATCTAGATGATTACCTCACACAGTATCAACAATTCTGTGACTATTGCATTGCCGAAGGACTATGTTATGATGTAGAGGTAGGTGACACATAGGCAGTGTATCTTGCCGTGTTATGTGTAACGCCGAAGGCGGTATATAAAAAAGGTATACTTCCCTAACCTACAACAGTATCCCATCGCCTTCGAGATACTATCCATATTAAAAAATTTTTCCAGTATGAAAATTCTCCCCACAAGATTTCCAAGGTATAGCGTGAGTGATACTGGAAAGGTTTTTTATGATGGTAAAGAGATTGCCGCCCACCCTAGAGGAAACCTTACGAAGGTCAACGATAGTCGTTATATGGCGGTGAATATATCAATCTATGATGAAAACGGAAAGTTTGCGAAACAGGTAAAGCATTATGTGCATCGCCTAGTTGCCGAAGCATTCATACCAAATCCAGAAAATCTTTCTGATGTGGATCATATTGATTGTATAAAAGACAATAACGATGTAAGTAACCTTCGATGGGTTTCAAGGGACGACAACATGGCAAGGAATCGATTACCGAATGGGACGATATGCAAACGTGGAAGTTATTATATAATGGAAGATGGGAATTGGATATTGATTCCAAAGAAAGACCACGCCAAGTATGGTATCATTCATGAAACTACGAAAACCAGTAACTGATTATATTGCTCCTAAGGTAACCACCACTCCTTGGGAGCAATTTCAATATATTACCATAACCCTCTCAGAGACCCTCAGGATCGCCTGTGGGGCGTGTCTGAGTAAGATTACGAGACTAACTAAGGTATGACTACTAATTCAATGACAAGAGGAGAAAAATATCTTTCTCTTGTAGAGGAGCACAAGGATTTATTAGACCTCCCATGGACTGGAAGGAGACTCTACGGGTGCTACGAGATCATTCGTAAGTATATGAAATGGAAGCATGACTACGACATGATTGACTTCAATGCTCGTGGAGTGATTCGATTTACTGACGATGCAATTGAAGAGCAGAAGGGAGAATGGATCTTCCGTAGTGAGTGGGGAGATGAGTTAGTGCAATGGGATGATCTTCGTGTTGATGATATCCTAGTCCTTAGATTGTATACCACACCACTGGGCGGATCGTATTCCGTGGGAGGAGACAGTCGTATTCCTAATCATGGTGGTGTGTATCTAGGAGATGGATTCCTTTTACATCATCCATATGGAGATGTATCACAGATTGCAGATCTTTACAATCCTGCGTTTGCTGTTTATCAGCAGGCATGTGTTGGAGCACTGCGTTGTTGTGAAATAATTTCCGAGTCTACATAAAGTAAAACTGAATACATATGAGTTATGAGCAAGAGGTATGTGCTAGAAGTAGAAGTAGATGAGCATGGAGAGTGTTTCGTGACACTCCCTGATGAGATGCTTGAAGAGACTGGATGGGATGTAGGAACTGAATTAGAATGGTTAGAAGAGACTGATGGATCTATTATTCTAAAAGAGATTCTTGAATAAAAAAATCGTAAAAACCGCGTGTGACTCTAAATGACTAATAGTGAAGAAAAATCCGTCCCACAATTTGAAAGTGATACAGAATACTTTAAGTGGGCGTTTGAGCAAATCAGTAAGAGCATCAAGAATCTTGCGGAGCGTCAAGCAGTATTGGAGCAAGCGTTTCAGAGACTACCGCCTCCTGGTGCGGATATGGTGAAGTATAAGATTCCAGGTGATGATGAATACAGCAATCTCAAGGAATTACTAGATAATATCTTTGAGCGGCTAAATACGATTGAAACCGTTAACGGTATATAATGGCAGCGTATGTTGAGGAAACTGCACGCAGTTACCCCAATCCAATATCATCACAAGAAATGGCGGGTAGTTTCAAACGACCATCGTCGTCGAAATATCGCTCGCATGAATCTGTACCATTAATGGGGACAGGCACCGATTATCAGATTGTATTTCAAGGTGCGGGACCTGGATCATATCCTCTGGGAAAAGACTCTGTACACTATATTGGGGATAATGATAAGACCTGTGTAGGAAATTGTGATGGAGAGCGTCAAGCGATCTATCGTTTCTGGAGAAGTAATAAAAGAGATCATAAGTATACAATCACACCCAAGGTCCTAGAGAAGGATATGGGTAATGAGAATGAAGATTGGCAGTCAGCAGCAGGTGGTTATAGAGCAGAGCCAAAGAATGGTAAACCTGTATTTTATTTGCTAAGAGAGCAACTAGAGAATACTGTCCCTCTGAAATTATTCTATTCATATTGGCCTGACAATACATTGCTACATGCTGGTAGTGGTAATCCTTCAGGTGTCAGTATAGGTAATGGTAAAGGCAAGTATGCTGACCTGGGTGTCATTGGGTATGTCTATACCTCACAGCAGAGCAACACAGTGCCACTGTATCACTACCGCTACGGTAACTACAGTGCTGGTAGTGGTAAAGACATTGATGACTTCTATACTATCGACCCAGCCCAGGAAGTCAACCTAGGTGGTGGTCCTATACCTCCCAAAAAGCAACGTGGTGGAGATTGGCAGTATCAAGGTATCGAGTGTTATGTTTATAGCAATGAAGATCCGAATGCACCTAAGAAACAATATAGAGATGTAGGTAAGATCGGTCCTACTGGTCAGTGTATTAATAAGCGCGGTTGGTATGCATTCCAAGCAGACGACCAACCCTTTAACTGGAGAATTTATAACCGAGGAGGATATCCTGGTGGTTATGGTAATGGACCTAGTGGTCAAACTCCAGGTGTGTTGGGATTTGGTAATCCAGATAATGCTGAGATATTAGATGAAGAAGCAAACTTTGAGTGGTCGTATGGTCTGAATGGTGCAATCAAAGGAGCGGTGCCACGCTTCCTGGGATTTGAGGATAGTTATGACTCACAGTATTACTATTATCTTTACGACACAACATATCCTTGGAATGGTCCGATCTTTGGTATTCAGTATCAGCTGAATGATGTCCCATGTTGTCCTAACACTACATGCCCAGATGAGAGCTCAGGTAGACCTAGACCTTGCTGTGTACCCAATGATCACTTCTACTCTCATTTCTACGAGATCCGTGAAGATTCATGGGAGACAACAAAGACACGCATCAGTATTAATGACATCAGCACCAATGGTGTGAAAGAGGCATTCCAGAATATCGATACTGATAGTCGTCGTATTCTCTTCCGCTATACATCTACTACTGGTAGTTTCAAACGAGGAGATACGCTTAACGGTTGGATCATCGGATCTGTAGTTTACTTTGGTGATGAGTTGAGAGCAGGGATGATTGAGCTCAATGCTGGTGCAGTGGGCGACAAGTTTACATACAATGGCACTATTACTTCTGCAGATGGTGCGACTGCTATTGTCCTTGCAGGATATGGTATTCCTAATAAGGGAGCGTTTGCAGGTGTTTATGAATTCCCTAAGCGCATTTCTTACTACACAGTAGAGATTAACCCTAGAGCACTCATCCCTTCACGCACACTTGACCAGGCAACTGCGGAAGCAGTGATTGATAATAATGGATCGATTACAGAAGTGCTCGTTATTGGCGGTGGTCGTGGGTATAAGAATCCAACTATTGAGGCAATTAACCCCAGAGTATTAGATGCATTCTCTCCTGGAGACAAATCTAGGTTTATGCAAGACGGTGTTGTACGGGCACCAGAGAATGAAATCTCAGCATCCTTCTTAACTCCTGACTCTTCTAATCAGATTGACAATAACGTGCGCGATACGTTTCTTGATTATGGTGTAGACATAGGTGAGATACCCTTTGCTTCAGATAAAAATGCAGAAAAAATCAAACTTAAGAAAGCAATCCTAGAAGTATCTGAGATTGATGAGGACGGAAGCATCATGTCGATCCGTGTGGTTGATGGTGGTGCGGGATATAACCAATCAGAGCCACCAACTGTGATGATTGTTGAGCCTGAGACATTTGATTATAAGTCACCAGAGATTGCAGAGGGCAATGAAAAGCAGGTAAAGCAAACTATTACACAGATGGGCACGGACTTTGCTTCAAAGTTTAAGGATGCAATGCCTGCAACTGAGTTTAATCAATTCAATAACTTCATGCAGACCTCGTTTGTTACCGCAACTGCAGGACCAAAGACCGCAGTTACTGATACTTACCTGCGTGTGCCCGATCGTGAAGACGGAGCAGAGACAAAGTATTGCTTTAATATCCCTGCAAAGTGTATTTCTATTCCTGTATCTGGCACTTTGACATCAATTCCCTCTAACTGGGAGTCTCTATTTACATACACAACTGCTGATCCTGGCGTTGCTCAGTGGTATAAAGAGTCCACTGGATTGATCTCACAAGGATTTGCTCAAGCTGATGCATTTATTGATAACATGAGTAGTGCTTACGGTGCATTTGGTGGATCAAACTGTATCACCTCAGCGCAACCTAAACTGTATAATGTTAGAAGATGGTTTGACATGCCTTGTGCATACCTCGCTGCTGGTGGCAATGCGGCAGGTGAGCAAAAAGCATACGGTTATCTAGTATATAAGTATGGTGCATCAGAAGAGCAAGAGGCATCATTCCGTGTCTCTATGGAAGTTGAAGGTAAGGTCATAGGATCAATGGGATCTGACTTTATGGACTTCCTGGATAATTTCCCTAAACCACAATTAACACCTACAAGAAAAGTGTCAGGTGCATACAGAACTTGGAGTTGTAGACAGAGTGGTGTTGATGGTAGATGTTATCGCGACCCAACAAATTCCAGCGACATTATTTTTGTGCCTGTTGGTCTGGATGAAAATACGTTTGATTATAACCGTAGTGGATACACTGAGTATCAGCAGTTTAAGCTCTGGTTGGGAGATAACCTAACTGGTGGTGGACTGACTTCTGGGACTACATCTTGGTCATGGACTGATGATGAGACTACAACAACTACTACAACTGATCCTGAAACGGGACAGTCAACAACAACATCTACCACTACAAGTTATGGTGGCAGCACAGGATCTGCATACACTGCATTCACTGTAGACTGCAGTCCTAATCCTGGCAATACTAATGTGCCCAACGCTGATTGTTGGGATAAGTATGTGCGTGCCACAGGAGCGCCCTCAGACGCTCCTCTAAACGTTTACTGTGGATATGATGTAAATGGTAACGGGATCGGTGGAAAGCGATTCTGGGAGATCACAGGACCCTCTACGGGCACGATACCTGATGGATACACAACACCTACGGGTGCTGTAAATCCTTTCTGCTCTACTTGCGTCGGATCATCAACATTTCCCATATGGTCTATTCTCTTTGGTGGTGGTCCTCCTTCTGCAGGTCTAGATAATGTGAATGATGCATCTATTGCTGTTGATCCTCAGCGTATCTACAATCATGGTGATGGTGTGGGCAAAGTTATGCAGATGGGATCATATGATGGCACCATGCTAGTTAGAAACTGGTTGACTGGTGGCACACTTGCTTTAAGTAGGACCATTCGCAACATGGGTAACCCATACTTTGATGAGTGTAATGGATTAAATAACTGGAGAGCAGGTAATGAAATTAACGACGACGTAATTTAACATGGCATATGGATTTCTAAAACCTGTTGCATCGCTGAATGGTCTCCCATGCTCAGGACATGGGCTTTGTATACCATCCACCATTCACTCTATACAGGCGTGCGGCACGCCTCCAATCCCCTACAGCATCGTTATTAAGAATTTTACATGCTGGTGGCCTCCTTTGCCACTAATTCCGTTGACAGCGGTCAACCCATTTAGGGCAACTGTGCTTGTAAACATGCTTCCTATCATGACGATGGGTGATGTTTTCATTAATCATCCAGCAGTTTGTACAAATATCATCATTTATTTGTGTCCTTGTGGCAAAGGTATCTGTGCGATCCCTACTCCTATCCCCTGTAGTCCTCTAACTATCGAAGATATGGGTGTAATTGGACACCCAAGAATGGTTATGGCAACAACTCTGACAGTTTTTGCACTCAAATTGCCTGTTGCACGCATCCTAGACCCCCTCGGATTCGGATTTCCTGGTTTCTCTTACCCTTGTTCGTCGGTTGTTGCCTTCGGACACCCCACTGTGTTGTCCTCATAAAGCAAATCTGCTATAATTAGTAGGTCCACAACGGAGAAAAATGGCAACTCGAAGCAAAATCGGTATCTCAGGCACTAATTTCATTCCTGGTAAACCCAAAATTACTCGCCAAGGTAGATCTAAGAATACAAAATATGCCGCGACCTCACGAAACCAAGCGAAAAAGAAATACCGTGGACAAGGCCGATAAGGTGAAGACCACTCCAGAGTTGGTAAAAGAGGCAAATGAGTCACTTTACCACGCAACGATGAATCTTCCTAATGCCGCAAAGCACTGCGGCATGACAGAAAGAGAAATGAAAATGACATTTAGAGAATTCCTTAAATATCAGGAGCAATGAATCATGCGAGATCTCCTCTTCATTAGTCAGGATAAAGAAATAGCTCTTATCCAAGAGTTGATTTACAAGATCAAAATGGCACGTCTTGACATTCATCCGTCTAAAACTTGCTTTCTTTGTGTATCTCCTGACTATTCAAGCATCGTTGCTCAACATTTGAGTCATGGTTTGTCAATGGATGGGGAGATTTTTCACATTGAATCAGTAAATGTCAACTTCCCAGACGAAAGTGCTAAGAAATATCAACTTGATTTTAGTCTCAACTTTGCAGAATGGGTCTTAGAATGGGAAAACTTCGTCCTCATTGAGGCAGGAGTGATCCGAGGTGGCACTTACACCTGGATTACCAAGACTATGGATGACTTCACACCCAACAGACCATATACAGTAGCACTTGCTGAGAATATTGGAAGCAAGTTTTCTTCTGATTTTGTCGGAATGTATTATGACGATAGTAAAGAAGACCTACATTACTGGTGGGAGCGCCCCAATAACCATTGGGACTGGCACTAAATACAAGTGTAAGCGATAGCAACCGCTATAAAAGTTCTGTTTCAATTACCAACTAGAAACAGATGGCTAACAACCCGATTCCTGACCAAGGAAACGAATTCATTAAATCTGGGATGACGCTTATAACTGACCCCAGAAGTGATAAATATCTCAACAAAGTGCGTAAGCACAGTAACGATCCTCCCCAAGATCGAAATTCAAAATGGTGTGGTGGTAAAAATGGGTTTGACGACTATGTAGAAAGGATGTAATGCCATCTTACCGATTCAGATCTGAAAAATACGTCAGTAGAGGATACAAGGACTTGTCGATTACCTTCAAGTCTAATCCATCTACTGGCGATTTTGGCATAGTCAAAAATGAAAATGCGATTAAGCAAGCAGTTAGAAACCTTTTATTGACTGATCTTGGTGAAAAACCTTTCCAACCCTCTGTTGGGTCTAGGATAAAAGGTCTTTTGTTTGAACCTTGGGATGTTTTTAGCGCAGATGAAATAAAAGGAGAGATTAGAAACTGCTTAAGTCGTCTAGAACCTAGAATTGTGGTTACTAGAGTCGGTCTTCAGGATGATTCGGATATAAATGCTATTGCAGTTGAGCTTGATTATACTATTGTTGGTGAAACTGTTGTCCAAACTATCGAGTTTCTCTTAGAGAAGGCATAAAATGTCAGCAATTCCCTCACAACTTACTTCTCTGGACTTCTTTGAGATCAAAGAATCCATCAGATCCTACCTCAGGACCCGTAAAGAGTTTACGGATTACGATTTTGAGGGAAGTAGCGCATCGTACTTGATCGATATCCTTGCTTATAACACATATTATACAGCATTCAACGCTAATATGGCGCTGAATGAATCATTTCTTGAAACTGCAACCGTTAGAGACAACATTGTCCGCATTGCAAAGCAGTTAAACTACACTCCTAGGTCGATTAAAGCACCTAAAGCGTGTATCAAGATCGAAGCACAGGCAGAATTATCGCTAAATGGTATCACATTTCCCGAATTTGCGACTTTGAAGAAGGGAGATGTGTTTGTTGCGGAAAATGCACTCGATGCTTTTACGTTTACGCTCACAAAAGACATTACAGTCCCTGTAAATTCCGCAACTGGACTGGCGGTCTTCAATAATGTCATCATTTATCAGGGCAATCTGCTCGCATACAACTATACAGTTGATTATACCAAGCAACAGGAGTTTCTAATCCCTGCAGAAAACGTAGATACCGATCTTCTCTACGTTGACATCTCTCCAAACGCGCAATCTTCGGAAACTGACACCTACAGTTTGGTCAATAACGCTACTTCGTTGACAGAAACCTCCAGAATCTACTATTTGGAGGAAACTGACGATCTCAGATATCGCCTAATCTTCGGTGATGGCGTTTTGGGACGCAAATTGATCGATGGTGAATACATCAGACTGGAATATGTGCAAACTGACGGTGTATCCGCAAACGGATCTAAGTCATTTAGCTTCATTGGCAACATCATGGACTCTGATGGGCGTGTGTTGCCCACTTCGGGTATGAAATTGACTGTCTTGGAAGCAGCTCAGCAAGGTGAAGATCGCGAAACGGGTCTGAGCGTCAAATTCAGAGCACCTAGAGCGTATGCAACGCAAAACCGTGCTGTGACAGAGAATGATTACGAGCACATCGTCTCTGAAGTGTATCCTCAGGCAGCATCAGTTACTGCATACGGCGGAGAGAGACTTTCTCCACCAATTTACGGTAAAGTCTTCATCGCTATCCGTCCTAAGACGGGCACAAAACTCAATGCGAGCACAAAAGCGAAAATCAGGAATGATTTGAAGAAATTCTCGGTTGCATCAATCGATCCTGTCATCGTTGATCCCACTTCTTACTACATTATTCCCAAATCTTACGTTTACTACGACGGAAACCAAACTTCCAACACTGGATCGCAACTTGGCACCAAAGTATTGCAGTCAATCGACCAATTTAACAAAGCAGGCCAAACAAACCGCTTTAATAACCGTATTGACGGATCTAAGTTTGGTGCTGTAATCGATAACAGCGATACATCCATTGCTGGTAGCGTAACTCAGATTACTTTGGGTCAAAATCTGGATGAATTCACTTGGGGTCAGGTATTTACCCAATGTTTGGATTTTGGCAACAGAATTTACGATCCTTCAGCGTATGCTGGTAACCAGGGAAACACTGGTGGTGGCAATGCTGGTAACCAGGGAAACACTGGTGGTGGCACAGATGCCGATGGTAACATCGGTGGGTCAAAATGCGATCCTTCATTCTCTGTGGTCAAGTCTGGCACTTTCTATGCAACTGGTTATACCGAAGATCTGGTAAATCTTGCACTTGATGAAACAACTGGCGCTCAGATCATCACTCCTGCATTCAATTCCAACGTTAGCACTGAAGTTTTGGTCCCTGTCAATATCAGAGACGATGGTAAGGGTAATCTGATGCTTGTCACTAAACGTGATGAAACAGAATTGATTCTCAACCCAACAGTAGGCACGGTTGACTACGGATCTGGCAAAGTTTGCGTTGGTCCTCTGGCAATTTCTGATACTCCTGATAATTCAGAAAGACTACCCATTCAGGTCGTGCCTTACAGTGGATCTATTGATATTCCACCTGGCGTTGATCCCACAATCTTCAATCCAGCGGTTAATCCAATCGACTATACGATTAATACAATTCCTATCCCCTCCTTCGATCCCAACAACTTCTCGGGATACAACTTCGGTCCTACAGGGGGTATAAATATCATTGATTACCCAATGGATTCTTTCGAGTATCCAGTGCCAGACGGTTGTTTCTGAGATAGATGCAAAACAAAAACATTAACGTATCTGATCGCGTCGAAGGTCAACTACCTGAGTTTATCAGGGAAGAGGATCAGCAGTTTGTCAATTTTCTCTTCGAGTATTACAAGTCTCAGGAGAAAACAGGCAGACCATACGATATCCTTAACAACCTTCTGAATTATCTCGACATAGACGAGTATAATATTCAGAATCTTTCTAGCGACACACAACTACTTTCCGATGTAGGTCTCAACGAAGACAAATTGGAAGTAGAAGGGATTGATGGATTCCTGGATCAGAATGGATCCATCCTGGTTGACAATGAAGTCATGTACTATGAGTCTGTGACTCGTGGTCCTGATGCTATTATCACTCCTGGTGTATCTATTGCCCAGTTTGATAAAAAGAAACAACAACTGGAAAATCCTTTTACACTGTTCGATGGTGTAAGATCACAGTTTACTCTGAATTTCCTTGGCACGCCTGTTTCTCCTCCAAGTGCTGAGCATCTTATTGTAATTACTTACAATTACTTCAATATCCCTGGGGTTGACTACTACCTTGAGGGAGATGAGATCCGTTTCACCACTCCACCCCGTCAAAGGACTGGTGTTGACAACTCAGACTTTACTCAGATCGTTTATCTGGTTGGTTATGCAAACCAATCTATTTTGACATTGGATTCCGTCCCATTTGCCGAGTGGCAGGGTGGACATAACTATCCAATGCGTCTCAACACTCAGGCATACCGTCCTACATCAGAAATTGGTCTGATTGTTAACAGAAACGGTAAACTCCTCAAGCCTTACGAAGATTACTCCGTATTTGAAGACACACTGATCTTTGATGCACAACTGGGTGCTGCTGATACCATTCACATCCACTCTGTTGAGTATATTGCACCTTCATATGGATCTGGTGCAGATGCGATTGTCCAGGTATCTCCAAGCGGTACGGTCGATCGCTTGATCTCTAAGTCGGGCGGTAGTGGTTACCGTTTGGACTTCAATCCAAAGGTTACCATCATCTCAAAAAACGGTGAGGGTGCAACTGCTAAGTCGCTGATTGGTGGCGTTAAGGATATTCGTCTTATTGACGGTGGACAGGGTTATACATCATACAACCCACCAATTCCTGTCATCGCTGAGCCCACAAACAGCAGCGGTAGTTTTGCTGTGCTGTCTTTGACTGTTGATGATACAACAGGACAAGTCGATTCTATTACCATCGAGAATTCTGGTAGTGGATATGACTTCATTCCCGCTATTACGTTTAGAAACCCCGCTGGTGCTGTAATTACTCAACCTCAGATTGATTCTGAAGGTAGACTTGTCCCCAACAGCATTGAAGTAACTGAATTTGGTCAAGGATACTCCAATCCTCCCATTGTCTATCTTGATCCTGCTCCTGAAGGCGGTATCAACGCTCAGGCAGTTTCTAGAATCAACCAGGACGGTCAGGTCTATGAAGTCCTGATCACAAATAGAGGTAGAGGGTATACAACACCCCCTAGAGCTCGTATTATCCAACCTGTGGGCGCACAGGTGCTTGACGTGACCGTTGCATCGGGATCTGTCACCAATATCGAAATGCTGACTGGTGGACAAGGTTATACCGATGCTCCTTCCGTCTATATCGTTGACGATCGCAAAGATGCTTACGGTGTGCCTATCGGAGGCACTGGTGCAGAAGCAATTGCAACAATCTTCAATGGCGAGATCACTGATATCAACGTTGTCAATTTTGGTGAAGGATATTCATCTGAATTCCCTCCTAAAGTCTATATTGCTCAACCTCGTGCTGCTAGAGCGTCTGTAGACGTTGGTTTTGATGAAGTTACAGGTTTTGATATCATTGAGCGTGGGCAGGGTTACTCCCCCTCAGCATTCTTGGGGATATCTCGTGGTGTGTCTGGTCCTGTTGGATACGATCAACTCAGCAACGAAATCTATGCTGGTGAGAGTGCCCTGAGGCAGTCTACACACCCCCAGGGGTCGATTGTCACCAATCTGGACTCTCTCTTCCTAAAAGAGGTTTTTGATAAGTTTAGAAGACAGTTTCTGCCTACTATTGACGTTGACTTTAGCAAAGTCAACCCTGTGCAAGTCATTAAGACCATTAAAGACTTCTATATCTCAAAAGGCACAGAGCTTGCTACTCAGTATCTGTTTAAGATCCTGTTTGGTGAAAATATTTCCATCTTCTACCCTAAAGATGAGATTCTCAGTCCTTCTGCAGCAACCTGGGTGGTTGACACCGTGTTGCGTGCTGAATTGCTCGAAGGTGACCCTGCTAACCTGATCGATTCTCAGTTGAATCAGTATGCTGACCCCGTTGACCAAAATATTAAGGCAGCAAATGCTTTGATTGAGAATGTCATCACTATCATCGAAGGTACTGACACAATTTACGAATTGGCAATCTCAGAGGAAACTCTGACTGGCGAATTCAAGATTCCTTACAAAACTACTCTGGTAGAACCTCTGTCTACTGAGGGTCAGATTATTACTGTTGACTCTACCATCGGATGGCCTGCTAGAAACGGCACAATCCGTATTAATGATCAGGAAGAGGTCCAGTATAAGGAAAAATCTCTTAACCAGTTTATCGAATGCACCAGAAGTAGGAATGGTGTTGTTGAGGATTGGGATCCTGGCACTGTGGTCCAATCGGATATCTTTGTGTATGTCAATAGAGGCACAGCACAAGAATGTAAGATGCGTGTCCTGGGTATTGCTGAAGCAGGCACTACCGTGCTGGATGATACTGGATCTTATTACATTCAGGGTGACAAACTAAAAGTTGCTAACCTGGGATCAACAGCACTTGATGAAAGACTGTCTTCTTGGTTGTATAACGTCAAGAAACTGATCAAGGTTAATCGTGTTGAGTCTGGTGGTGTTAATAACCAGACTGCAACTGTTTATTGTGATAATCCCCACGGTCTGCTGGTTTCTGATCAGGTGACAATCTATGGTGCAAACCCCGTTGTATATAACGGCACCTTTACAGTCACATCTCGTATTGACCCCTTAACTTTCTCTTATCAACTTAACACACCCACCGATATCATACCTCAGGGTAATATCTTGCTGTCAGTTGACCTTAACAGAGGTAAGTCAAACCAACAGTCAATTAACAAGGTTGTAAGTGAGTTTACGACTAATATCCAAAACTCCTTCTTTAATGATACTTATGTGTATGTGGCAGCATCTGGTCTGCCCAACTACAAGATTGGTCCTTTCATTGGATCGGCGCTTATCCCTGGTAACCAGCGTAAACTGCTGAGATTCCCCAGGTCTGTCCAGACCATCTCTGAGCGTCAGGATGTTGCTACAAACTCACCTATTGGTGCATGGATCAATGGTGTATCTATCTGGTCCTATAAGTCTTCTGAATTTGTCCAATTTGGACCTCTGACAGCGGTTACAGTTACCAATAAAGGCGAAAACTATGATGCTGGTAACAAACCAAACCTTGAAATTACAGGTGGTGGTGGCACAGGTGCTGCTGGTGAAGTTATTGTTAATGGTAGTCTGACATCTTTTACTGTCACTAACCAAGGTAGTGGTTATACAGAATCACCTCTGGTTTCTATCGTTGGTGGCGGTGGTAGCGGTGCAACTGCACAAGCAGTTATCACTGGTGGTCGTGTTACCAGAATCCTGGTTGAGCAGCAAGGTAGTGGATATATTTCTCAACCTAGCGTTGCTATTACTGGTGGCGGTGGCACAGGTGCAACAGCAATTGCTAACGTCCGTGGTCCTATTTCTGGTGTTAACATCACCAACTTCGGCAGTGGATATACTTCAGATCCCACAGTTAGAGTCAACTCTGGTGAAGGTGCTCTGGCACAACCCATTGTGATCAATGGTCGTATCGTATCTATCGCTATTATTAACTCTGGTAGTGGTTATACCACTGCACCTAACGTAATCATCAATGGTGATGGTTTTGGTGCTATTGGTATTGCAACTATCGGCACCATTGGTGAAGACAAAGGACGTGTGTTGTCTGTGACCATTACCAATAAAGGTGTTGGATATACACAAGGCAATACTACAGTCAGACTTCAGTCTATCGGTGAGATGGCAACATTCACCCCTGAAGTGTTTAAGTGGAATAGAAACCTGCAGTATGACCTTGTTAATAAGTATGACTTCTCTAGAGGATACGTCTTCACTGGATATAACAACCAGTTTGGTGGCGAATATGCTCACCTAAGTGACCCTAAAGAGTTGCGTTATGTGGTGGGTGATAACGTATTCTTAGATCCCGTTACTCAGCAATTCCAAGAGCTTGAGTCAAACTACAAGCACTCTCCGATCATCGGTTGGGCATTTGACGGTAACCCTATTTACGGTCCTTATGGATACATTGATCCCACTGATCAAAACAGTGGCATCAGAAGACTGCGTACGTCCTATAAACTGAAAGATAACGTTGTTTTTGACGAAGCAACAAATCCAAACCCATCTCGTGTAGATGGTCCAACCATTGCGGACTATCCTGCTGGATCGTTTGTAGCAGACTACACCTACGACTTCCAGTCTGGTGACTTGGATAACTACAATGGACGATTCTGTAAGACACCTGAATACCCCGATGGCACTTACGCATACTTTATCACAATTGATGCGTCAGATGCTGGTATTGCAGAATTCCCATACATTGTTGGACCCCAGTTTAACTCTCAGCCCGACGCGTGGAATTTCAACCAGGCAGCAACACAAGAAAATATCCCCTCTGACGTTGTAAGATACAGAGACCCCTATGTTGACGTTGACATTGACATCGATCGTCAACCTAACCAAGAAGCAGATGTCCTGACGACTGAGGTCGAAGGATATCCCATCATCTTTGAAATCCAAGATAGCAACAATGATGGTCTGATTGATGCTAACGAGCAGCAAGAGATTCTTGAGATGTCTGAAGAGGCAACTCTACAAATCTATGACTACTTCCCTCAAGTATCGGCAGAATCTAGAGTTGATATCGAAGTTGAGACAACCACTCAATTTGAGAATGCTCAGATTGACGGTTTTGTGATTGAAAACCCTGGTGAGTCTTATCAGGTTAATGATACTGTCTTCTTTGATAATAAAGACACTGGTGGATTCGGTGCATCTGCAATTATCGAATCTGTTAAAGGTCAAACTATTCTTGGTTACACCAAGGAGATGATTGGCGATCGCCCTTATGGTGTTATCACCACTGAGGTTGAGCACGAGTTGCGTCAGCAAGACGTTATCATTGTTAACTCACGTCCTATCACCGACAACACCAACAAATCTTTTAGAGTTAAGGTTGTTGCTGGTGTTGAGAATATCCGTGTCCTGCAAGAGGGTATTGGATATAACGTTGACATTCCTCCCACTTTTGAGTTGATTACTACTCAGGGTCAGGATGCTGCATTGCGTCTGAATCTGCAAAATACTGGTCAAGTGCAAACTGCAGACATCATTAACTCTGGTAATGGATACGATCCTGCGAATCCTCCTCAGATTCGTGTTTCTCATCCCCAGCAGTTTAAGAAGACTCGTTATTGGATTACTGACTATCTGGAAGCAACAGGTAAACTGACTGTTAATGATGTTGTCCAGTCACAAGATCGCTATACCTATATTTGCGGTAGTGTTACTGAGCCTGATGGTGACCAGTCAGCAATTCTTGCCAAGTTTGATGACTTGGGACAACTAATCTGGGAGCGTACACTGATTCCCCAGAATGCTAATCAAAAGCGTGCCGAATTCATCACTATGACTCTTGAGGAGTCAGAAGAAAACGACCTCATTTATGTAACAGGCCAAACATATGATCCCAGTAACGATGTCTACAACCCTGACATCTGGATTGGTCTATATGAGTCTGGTTTTGATAATGCTGCTGCTCCCTCAGGTATTCTGAAGTGGCAAAGAGCAATTGGTGGTATCTCTGGCAGTACAAGACGTGATTATGTTACGTCTATCCGCCTCGACCAAGAAAAGCAGATTTATCTGGCAGGTTATACTGATTCTAACTCACCCGATCCTTATGATATGTGGGTTATTCAGTGTAACCCCGAAGGAGACCTTGTAGAGAAGCGTAAGATTGCTTCTGAAGATGGATCTGAGAAAATTTCTCAGATTGAGTGGATCTCAAATGATCGCTTCTTGTTTATCGGTGAAAACGAAGAGAATAACGACTGCATCTTCGGTGTATTCTTCTACGATGGTGCAAATATTGAAATTGATTATATTCGCCAGATCCCAGTGGTTGGTGGATACGTCAGAGACCCACAAATGGCATTTGACGAGTATGGTGATGCTATTATCGTTTGGAATGTCTACAATAGCGCCGCGGCCAAGTATGATAAAGTCCAGATTAGCAAATTCCCCTATGCAAGTGCAAATACTGGTTGGGAATGGACTAAGACCGTAACTGTAAGTGGAAATTTCCTCTCAATTAAGCACGCTGGAATTTCCGTTGATGTATTTGGCAACTATACCTTAGTATGTGACGTTGCTGGTGCTCAAGATGAAAGATATGCTCTGATTGAGTATATGAAGTATGATGGCACCCTTATTACAGAAACTAAGGTTGCAGATCCTGGAAATATTGGTTTCCAAGCGAAGAAGCACGTTGTTGACAACTCAGGCGACTGCATTATCGTTGCAGATCGTCGTCAGAGTGATCAGATTGCTTCATATCGTTTTAATGACGCTAATCTGTCTCTTGACTTCACTAAGCAAGACCTAGCAACAGTTGTCTACTCAGATCCTGGAAATACTGCACACGATACATCAATTTATCGTTTTGGCACTGGATCGATGCGTTTGGATGCTGCAGCACCTGTAGCATATACCAATCTTGCTAAAGAAACTCAAGAATGGAGCATTCAGGCATGGTTTGCTATGAATGGCACTGCACATGGCACAAATCATCAACCAGTCTTCTTTGATATTACTCCTACTGCAGGTGTCCCCATCAGAGTGTCTATTGATGGCGATGCAACCTCACCTAACTATGAGCGTGTCCTTTTGTATGTAAATGATGTCCAAGTGGCGTCTTCTACTACAACAACCAACTGGACTTCCTTTGCTGGTGGAGTTTGGGTCCATATGACCTTCCAGAAGCGTGAAGAGTCTCTAGGTCTCTATCGTTACGAGGTATACGTCAACGGTAACCAGCAAATCACCTTCCAGAGCACTGATGACATCTATGTTGATGATCTGTCACTGGCAGGTCCTCAAACTGCTCCTAATGCTACAAATTGCTTTATCGGTCACATTGATGACGTGGTTATCGATGATATTGCTCCTCATGCAACAGGTAGCTATACTGTGCCCACTGAAGAGGTTGAAATTACCACTTCTATCTCCGATATTACCCTTATCAAGTTTGATAGACTTCAAACCAATAAGGACAATACTTATACATTGACAAATGTCAGAAATCATGGAAGTATCTCATTTACCGATGCTTCAACTCTGACATCTTGGTATGCACTGAATATGCCTGCTCTGAGTGTATGGGAGATCGGACCTGGCGGTCTGCAAATCCTGGATATGTCCCAGACCTTCTCTACGCTGAATCCTGGCACTTATACTTTCAGCAGTGAGAGAGACTCCTTTGCATCGAAGACATCTACTGTCCCATCACCTCTTGGTAAGAAACTGCTAATTGAAGCAGATGTTGTCAATAAATTCTACATGCGTGATGCATTGTATCAGAAGATTGACAATGTGCTCAACTTTACGTTTAATCAAGATGTAAAACTGACTAAAGGGTCTATTCTGCAGCAATTCAATGCAGCAGGCGTTACTACTGCTTATGGCACGATCGTAAACGTCCCTACAGGCACTCTGCAGGATCCTGGTGTTGGCACCGTTTATGAAGTTGGTAAAATCTTCGGCACTTTTAACAATACTGATAGATTCCGCACAACTGCTGGTGATGTCAATGAAATTGCTGGCGAATACTTTGATAGCGAAGAGCCAGAATCACCCTGGCAGGCATCGACAGCATACCTTGCTCAGGACAAAGTTTACTATCAAAATCGTATCTATCAAGCACAGGGTGCTGGCACCTCTGGCACTATTCCTCCAACCCACACTGACGGTGTTGTAAGTGATGGTGTTATCAACTGGGCATTTATCGATGCTGCAGGTAAGTTTGATATCGATCTTCTGCAACATCCTTACCCACGTCCTCAATACATCGGTAATGACATGCCTGAATGGCTGCCTCACCGTTTGTATGCTGTTGGGCAGAAAGTTTGGTATCGCCTCAACGTATATGAGGTAGCACCTAGCGGTGGTGGCGTTACTACCACTACACCTCCCATTCACACCACTGGTGACGTTTCTGACGGCACTGTGACCTGGAGATTCGTAGAAACTCGCGAGCCTATCAGCGATTATGCTCGCTTCATGGAATATGATCTGGGCAACCACTATCAGGTCAGAATCGAAGAAATCCATCCTGGATCTCAGTATATCGTTGGTGACGTTGTTTCTCTGAGAGAAACTAACATTGAGCTGGCAGAAGATGAGAAGAGTGTCAGAATCGTCGGATTCCCCTCAGTCAAGAAGATTCGTGCTACTGCTCAACTTGCGAAGGACATTATTCGCACTGGTGGTGAAGCACGCACAGATCATGTATATTGCACATCTAATTCACCACACTTCTATCAGTCTGGAGATATCATCTTCACTGAAGGTTTCCAAGGCACACAATTCAATGGATCCTTCTTTATTGATCAGATTCTAGGCACCAGAGAGTTTACCTTTGCAATTAGAGATATTGCAACTGATGATCCTACATTTAATGCAAATTCGATTGCTAGCGTCAATA